CATGATCATGCCGCCACCCTGCGACATGCCCGGGAAGAGCGGTTGCCCCAACGGGTTGAGCGCGTTGGTCAAGGCCAGCGCGTTGGTCTCGGACAGGATGAGCACGGCCCCGGCGCTCGGGATCAACGCCGCGGCCATCGCATTGGCGAGCGCCTGGATGTCCGTCCGCGCGTTGGCCGGCGACGTGCCCGCCGTCGTGATCGGCGTCACGCCGTTCGTCACGCTGCCAGGGGACACGCCCGCGACGGCGGCCTTCGTCGGATCGATGAACTCGGTATCGAGAAACGCGGCGATGCCCGCGATCATGTCGCGCCGGATGACTTCCTCGGCCGACGGCGTCGAGGTCCGCGCGAGCTCCTCGGTGATGACGATGATGCCGGCGCACTTCAGGATCGACAGCGTGATCGTCCCGAACTGGAGCTTGCCGACCGGCTTCGGCGCGCCCTGGCCGACCCACTGATACGTGCCGCCGCCGGTCTGCGAGGCGACCGAGACGTTGAACGGCACTTTAAAGAACGCGTCGACCTTGCCGAGAATCGTCTGGGGCCGCAGCAGCGCGAGAAAATCCGTCGTCAACGGGGTGATCGGCGCGAGCGGGCCGGCCCAGGTGGCGTCCGTCGTGGTGCCGGCGGCGACCGCGGCCTTAAGCACCAGCTCGACTTCCGGCGTCGAGTCATGCCAGCGTTTCGCGTACTCGACCGCCTGCAGCGTCGAGCCCTTGGAGACGGCGAGCGCCTGCACGTACCGGATGAACGCCGTTGCCGGTGCCAGGTTGCTCTTGACCGAGATGATCGGGATGCCGCCGCGCGACCGGCTGGCCTCTTCGGGCGTCGCCGCGATGATCGGCGTCGCCTTCGCGATGGTCGTCGCCTCGAGCGCACGCAGGCGCACCAGATGCGCGTCGAGCGCCTTGAGTTCGCTGGTCAGGCCGTCGTATTCGTCCGTCTCGGCCTGGTCCAGCGTGGCGCCGGCCTCGGCCGATTTCGTCATGATGGCCGTCATCCGGGCGTGCTTCGCGGCGCGGCTGTTCTCGAAACTCGTGATCTGTTCGTTGATGGTTTTCTGTTCCATGGCTGGCGCGCCCTTGGCGACGCGCACGATTGGGAGCGGGTCCCTGTCGCGGGACGGATGGAGGCCAGACGCGGCCAGGTCGAGCGATTTGATGGTGTGAATCGTGGCGCCCGCGTTCGCCGGCACCGTCACGAGCGAGAGCTCGAGGATCTCCGTGGTCGGAAACCGCAGCCCGGTCGCGGTCTTCGTGGCGGGCTTGAGCGGCCGAAAGCCAATCGAAACGCCCGCGAGCAGGCCGGCCTTGATGCTCTGCCACGCCTCATCGATGCGGTCCCGGAGCACGCCGGCCTCGGTCACCGCCGGCAGTGTCGCCTCGAAGGCCAGCCCCTCGGGGGTCGGCGTCGTGAACGTCACCGATCCGACCGGCTTATGCGTGTCGTGGTGTAGCAGCAGCGGCAGCGGATTTTTGAAACTGATGCCGAGGGGCTCGATCACGTCGCCCATCCGATCGGGCTCGGGGGTCGACGCGATCCCGGTGATCGTGCGGCGCTCGGCGTCCAGCGCCTTGACGGTGAGGAGGGCGTACGCACGGTCCAACATGTGGGGCGTGCGCCCGAGTGTGCGGGAGGGGTGGCTATTTGGAACGTAGAAAGGGTTTGCGCTCGCCGTAGTCGGCGACGTATTCGTTGACGGCTTCGCGGATGATGCCGGCGACGCCCGAGCCGTTGTGACTCGCGACGCGCCGGAGTTCCAGCCGTTGCGCGGCGGTGACTTTGACCGAGATCTGGTGCGTGGCGGGTTCGTCAAACAACGGCGGGCGACCGGGCGCGCGTTTGTCACTCATACGTCACCCCAACACCGCGAATTGATAGGTCGGCGGCGCCGCGGCCGGGATCAGCATCGCCGAGAGCGCCTGCAGAATCGCGTCGATCCCGTCGATCTTGTTCGGCGACTCGGGCCCCTCCTTCTTCGGGAGGATGGAATCGTCGACGCCGCGGGTGACCACCGCATTGCTCGCCATCCACTTCAAACACGGGTTGCCGTCGTGCCGGAACCGCGCATGTTTCACCCGCGCCTCGAGCTCGCGCGCCGGCGGCGTGAACGTCTTGCGCGACTTGTCGAGGATCGCTGCCGGGAAGCCCGCGGCCGCCAGACTCGACACGATCCCGGCCGACCCGTACTGATCGAACCGCAACGCGACGACGTTGAACGTCCGGCACCACGCCAGAATGTCCGCCTCGATGCGCGCGTAGTCGATCATCGTGCCCTCGGTCATCTGGAGGATCCCGGCCTTGGCCCAGCTCGCATACGCGGGCACCGCGCGCGCCCGCTCCACGACGACGTCCCGCGGCAAGTAACACGTGACGAACGCCACGATGTCGGCGCCGTGTTCGAAACACAACGCGACCGCCGCCAGGTCGTCGGTCTGCGCCAGGTCGCCGCCGATCCAACACCGCTGTCCGGCGAACTGCTCGAGCCGCAACGTCTCGTCCGCGCACGCATCCCAGCGCGCCATCGACAACCAGGCTTTGGCGCTCTGCAACCATTCCGAGCAGACCTTGACGCGAAACTCGCCCTCGAGGCCGGGCGTCAACTGCGCATCGGCACAATACGACTGCACCCACTCGCGCGTCGGCGTCACGCCGATCATCGGGTTTGCTTTCTCCCAGACGCGCGCGTCGCGCCAGTCGTCCCCATCATCCAACGTGTAGATATGGCCGAGGAGATGCTCGGCATCGAAGACCTGCTCGAGCACCTTGGTCAGCGTCGTCCGCAGGGCATACCCAACGGAGAGCAGATCGTACCCGGCCGTCGTCGGGCAGAGCATCAGCGGATTCGTCCGCGCCCCTTGCGCCGATTTCAACACGTCATGCAGCGCGAACTTCTGCGCGTGCGACTCGTCGAGCACGATGCAACTGGGGTTCAACCCGTCCTGCGTCGAGGCCTTCGCGTTGACCGGCTTACACGATCCATCGGGCGTCACGATGGCATTCGCGAGCGCCTGGAGGCCCTGGGCGCGCAGCCACGGCGACCGCGCCACCATCCGCTGCGCAATGCCGAAGACGATCCGCGCCTGTGATCCCGTCGAGGCGCCGCACACCACCGAGGCGCCGGCCTCGTGTTCCTTCAGCAGATGGAAGAGGGCGATCCCCGCCATCAGCGTCGACTTCGCCGCCTTCCGTCCGATCTCGAGATACCAGAGCGTGAACCGTCGACGCGCCGGGTGCGCCCGGTGCCGCCACCCGAAGAGGCACGCGACCCAGAAGACCTGGCACGGCTGCAGCGTGATCGTCGGCGTGCTCCACGTCCCCTCGACGTGCGGCAGCTGCTCGAGAAAGGCGCAGGCCTCGGCCGCGTGGGCGTCGCTCCAGACATACGGCCAGGCCGGATCGGTCGCCGCCCGCATGCTGTCGCGGTCCTGGCGCTCGCAGGCCAGGCGCACCCACTGGCAGGCCGGAATCCGGCCGCCCAGGACATCCGCCGCATACTGCCGCGCGACCAGCCCGTAATCGCGCCCGGTGCCCCTGGGCACGGCGATCGAACGCCGGCGCGACCGTCGACTCACCGGCTGCTTACACGCCTCAAACGTCCCGCGACGGGCTTTCTCGGCATCACTCACCCGCGGCCGGCCGCCCAGGCGTTTCTTGGCCTGCTTGGGCGGGCGCGCGGTGGCACGTCGTCGTTTGGTCGGTGGCACTAGAGTCGCCTACTGGAAGTTAATCGACCGTGAAACTTTGCGCACGAAGCGGTTTCCCGACCTCTCGCCGTGGATCCGCAGATACCCCCCCGGTGTCATGGGGATCGGCGGGTCTGGCCGCGTCGCGCTTCCGTCGCAGTTTTCGCATCGCTGCACACCTGACACAGCGCTTGCACGTTGCTGTCGTCGTCGACGCCGCCTTCAGCCAGCGGGATCACGTGGTCGCGTATCGTGGCCACGGCGATCCGGCACTGCACACAGAAGGGGTGCGTTCGGAACAACTGCGCGCGTACCGCTTGCAGGCGGCGGCCACGTACCCGTGTGACCGGCACCCGATGACCCCAGGCAGGCCGACGGTGATCACCACAACCAATCCGGCCACACGTCGCACACACACGCGGGGGGGCAGTCGGCATCAACTCGGCTCGTAATTGGCGGCGAAGAACGCTTCGGTCACCAACCACTGATCCCGATGGTCCAGCGGATTGCGCGCAATCATGTCGCCGACCTGCGGCGATCCGGCCTGCCGATCGACGTCCGCGATCGAGACGCCGACCAGCGATTCGCCCGCCACGTAGGGCCGCATCTCCGCGAGTTGCTTCTTCCGGTACTGCGTGAACTCACCCATGTCGTCGTCCTCCGTCGTCCGCTTCGAGACCCATGAGACCCATGAGACCTATGAGACGCCTGAGACGTCTCGCGGGCGGCGGCGTCCTCTCAACGCAGCAGGATTACCGCGCCACCGGGTCGCTTCCCGCGCCCGATGCACGCCGCCACCCGCGAAGGCTGGGAGGTTCATCAGGGTTGCTCATCCAGATCGAACAGCGGCAGCTCGCCTTCGTCGCGGGC